GATGCACAAAGAATATTTGCCACAGTATTAGTTGCTATTAAAACATTCATTAAGAAATACAAACCCAATAGACTAATCTTTTCAGCCAGTAAAGAAGTTGGACCAGGCCAAAAATCACAAAGTCGTGCTAATTTATATGATAGATTAGTTCAGCGTTATGCTAAGGCAATGGGATACAGAGCATTTAGGGCTGATGCTGGTAATAAAGTTCACTATGAATTGAATAAAATAAAGAAAAGTGTATCAGAGGCTTCAGGATATATTCCTAGCGAAAAAGAAAAAAATGACCCAAGGTTCAAAACGGCCTTGACAGTAGATGTAAAACCTGATAGTATTAAGAAAAATGCAAAAGCATTTGGATTTAAAGTTAAACGAAACGGTGTACCCCCTCCACTTAGACCATGATACCCGATATTGAAGACCTAAAGATTTTAGACAACGTTAAGTTATCATTGACACATGGGGAAATGATTAAAGAAATTGAATCGTTGCCCACATATATTATGGATGATTTATATCGGGTTTATGATTCAATAAAGAACAATTTAGGTAATGAAAACGATAGAACTGAAAGTGCAGTTGGTATGGGAAGTGTAACTTCTGCGACAGTTACACGTTGGTTTGAAATAGAGAAATTAGTTTCATTCGATACATTAAATTATCTTAGTAAATTTTCTGACATATCCAGAATGATAGTTAGTAGGACTACTCCGCACACTATGATTAACTGGCACGTGTTACATGAGAACCCTAGGTTGCATGTTCAATTATTTGGAAAAGACTGTTACTTTGACGTATTAGATTCCGATAAAAAGATGCATTCTAAGAAATTAGAAACTGGAAAACTCTATGCAGTCAACGTATGTTATCCACATCGTGTAAGATGTATGGGTGATGTTGAACGGGTACAACTTTTTTACGATTACACCAAACCATTATTTTAAAATGGCTAGAGAATTTAGTTCTGCGCTACAAGCAAGCCAAATTGTAGATGAACTATATCGGGAAATGAAACGTTTCCGATATAACTCCGACTTGCATAGGATCCATAAAAACCTAGAGAGCATGGTTCGTGAATTGGGTAAGGCAGAGGTGTTAGTAAGACAGACACATAAAGATGCTAGGTATCTTGCCCAAAAACAAGACCTAATTGATGCTATAGATAGGTTCGAAAAACTACTTTTAGTGCTAGCCCTAACAGAATAGGCACTGTAAGTTGTTGATTTTAAACGACTTTTTAAGGCTTGACAATAAATGGATTTTAGTCTATAATAGAGGCTTAGACAGTTAGAACACGGAGCAATAAATGGCTAAGCAAGATTGGATAGTCAGTGTGTTTAAGGCAGACAAGCGTTGCAAGTCTGGTGAGCGTTTTATCGCTAAGTACCCGTTTTCGGGTATGGATCGTGACACGGTGTCACGTGAACTGAATGGCCTTGCCCAAGTCCTCTATCCTAAGAAGGATGGTTGGCGCTTCGATGTTCAGCCTGCTACCATGATCGTCAAGAACCTCATGACTGGTAAAAATGTTGAAATTGCTTCGGACACCCCTTGGTGTTGCAATCCTGCTAGCGAATCTTACTGGTCAATGTGATTGCCCAATTGTTAACTACACGGTTGACAATTAATACAAGGTCATATATACTTCAAACATCACAAAATTTTTTAGGAGCAAATTGTGAGCAAAGTTTCAGACAATCTTACTATTACTAGCGTTCAAGCCCGCAAGGCAGTATTGAAGGCATTCAAGTCTAAGCGTCCCATTTTCTTGTGGGGCCCTCCCGGTATCGGCAAGTCTGAGGTAGTCAGTGAAATCACTGATGAACTTGGTGGCTATATGATTGACTTGCGTATGGCGCAAATGGAGCCGACTGATTTGCGCGGTATCCCTTTCTATAACAAAGACACAGGCAAGATGGATTGGGCTCCCCCAGTCGAACTTCCCGATGCTGAACTGGCATCACAATATCCCATCATTGTTCTTTTCCTCGATGAAATGAACTCAGCACCTCCTGCTGTACAGGCTGCAGGTTATCAATTGGTGCTTAACCGTCGTGTTGGTAAGTATGTACTACCCGATAACGTTGTGATTGTTGCGGCAGGTAATCGTGATAGTGATAAGGGTGTTACTTATCGCATGCCGATGCCCCTTGCTAATCGTTTCGTTCACCTTGAAATGCGAGCCGATTTTACTTCATGGCAGAACTGGGCTGTGAACAAAGGTATTCACAAAGACGTTGTTGGCTACTTGTCTTTTGCAAAGCAGGACCTGTACGATTTTGATAACAAGTCGGCATCACGTGCTTTCGCTACCCCACGTAGTTGGGTCTTTGTGAGCGATTTGCTTAATGATGAAGATTCTGACACTGATACCTTGTACAATCTTGTATCAGGTGCTGTTGGTGAAGGTCTTGCTGTTAAGTTTATGGCACACCGCAAAGTTGCAGGTCGTATGCCCGAGCCCAGCGATATCTTGTCAGGCAAGGTTAAGGACCTTCAAGTCAAAGAAATCAGTGCTATGTACTCACTGACTATTTCTATGTGCTACGAATTGAAGGATGCACTTGACAACAAGAAGGTCAACAACAAAGAATTCCATGCAATGGCTGATAATTTCTTCAGTTACATCATGGCAAACTTTGAGACTGAATTGGTTGTTATGGGTGCTAAGATTGCGCTTAAGACTTACAAGTTGCCAATCGAACCCAGTCAGTTGAAGAACTTCGATGACTTCCACAAGAAGTACGGCAAGTACATTGTTGAGGCAGGTAACTAAGTTGCTCCTGGGGCGTGGGAAACCCGCCCCTTTTTTTTATAAATACGGATATGATTAACAAACCAAAAGTTGTTTTTGCACCGGGCTGTTTTGATAAGTTTGAGGGCACTCAAGAGGAATTGGATGCCATGATTGCCGAAATCAATCAATTGGTTGAGAGCGGTGAGTTTTTTGATCAGGCAGTTCCAATTGATGAACTTTCCGATGAGGAAAAGGAAGACTTCCTAGATGGGCTTGAAATCAATATCCGCGACATTCAGGCTCCAAATCGCACACTAAATTGAGGCTTGACAGTAAATCTATGCAATGCTATAATAGCATTATTCAAGTGAAGGAGCCTATATGAGTATTCTCAACATGTCTGATGTTCTTCCCGGAACTAAGTCTAAGAAAAAACGTAGTAAGAAATTCGAAAATCTTGTAGGTCCTACTGACCCCAAGGTAGATCATGCCGCACGTGAACGTTTGGTAACCGCACGTATTGGTCTGTTGCTACGTCATTCGTTTTTTGGTAATCTCGCTACCCGACTTCAACTAGTAAATGCTGATGAATGGTGTAGCACTGCCGCAACTGACGGTCTCAAGTTCTATTACAATTCACGTTTCATTATGATGCTCAAACCTAAAGAGGTTGAGTTTCTTGTAGGTCATGAAGTGTTGCACGTTGTCTATGATCACATGGGCCGTCGAGGTGATCGTGATCCTCAGATTTGGAACATTGCTGATGACTATGCTGTTAATGCTGACTTGAAGCGCCACAAGGTGGGTGAGTTTATCACTACAGTACCTTGCTTGTACGAATCAAAGTATGATGGCAAGCCCGCTGAAGAAATCTATGATGACCTCATGAAGAATGCTCAGAAGATTAGCATTGATGACCTCATCGACCAAATGATTGATGATCATATGGATGGTGAAGGTGAGGGTGAGGGTGATGAAGGTGAGGGGAAAGACGGCAAAGGCAAGCGTCCTAAGATGAGTGACGAGGAGCGTGAGCGTGTACGTCAGGAAGTCAAGCAGGCTATTCTCAATGCCGCACAATCAGCCGAAGCAGGCAGTCTGCCTAAAGGTGTTGAGCGATTGATTAAGCAACACACTAACCCTGTGATGCCTTGGCGTGAATTGATTCAGACTAATTTGACTAGTGCTATTCGTACTGACTTTAGTTGGATGCGTCCTTCACGCCGCAGTTGGCACATGGATGCTATCATGCCCGGCATGACACCCGGTGAAGAAATCGATGTTACTGTTGCTATCGATATGTCAGGTAGTATTGGTAACGATCAGGCTCAAGCATTCTTGGGTGAGATTGCAGGCATGATGAGTGCATTCGATGGATACAAGGTTCATGTATTCTGCTTTGATACTGATATCTATAATCCTGCTAACTTTACTAGTGAGAATATGGATACTATTGATAGTTACGAACCAGTCGGTGGCGGTGGTACTGACTTCGATGCTATCTTTGAATATCTCAAGCGTGAAGCAATTGAGCCTAAGCGATTGATTGTTTTCACTGATGGTTACCCTTGCGGTTCATGGGGCGATGCAAATTATTGTGATACTACTTGGATTATTCATGGTGACCCCGATCCCAATCCCCCATTCGGTACTTTTGCAATCTATAATGATCATAAGCGGGGGTGAAGAGATTGTAATATACGAGTCTCCCGATGGGGGAAAGACGGTATATTCTCGCAGATTGGGTGCAGACCCTAGCACCCGATCTGTTCACTATATTGATCCAGCATATAAAAAAGAGCAAGAGTTAAATAGGCGTTGGGCTAATCTTAAAGAAGCCGTATTCATGGCAGATAGTGACCCAACTATCAATGACGCATTAGAGAAATTAGAGGTGGTATATGCCCTCAAGAAAAAAGAAATTAAATAACTTTCTTGTCGTTTGGGACATGCTAGGTCTTGAAAGTATTTTTAGTGTTGATGATGCACTAAATGAAGTTGAGAGTTATGAAAAAGATAAGACTTGGAAAACATTGAAGGGGGAGCCAGTAGGCAAGTGTCCTAATCCTATCCCACTTCAAATGTTAATCATGAGGGCTAGATATAACACCCAACGTAGTTATGAAATCTATACATTCAGTACTGATATGAGTATGAATCAGGTTCGTGAGGTATTTGCGGTCACACCACAACCCATTGTAGAATGGATACGTGAGAATGGTAATAAGATTTACAGCGACTACGTTAAGCAAGAAAAGAAATTCATTGTGTGAGGCAAAGTGTCCGATTACCAAGTAAACATATATACATGGCATATGGAACGGGAAGTTAAAAACTTCCCTCGCCATTTTGTAGTAACCAAAACACCCATTACTCAAGAATCTAAACAATGGATTTTGGAAACACTACAGGGTAGATTTTGTATAGTAAGTTCATTAGAAGTTGACGAATCTCCCAAAATGATGTTAGGGTTTCCTACTGAAATCCCTGCTTTTGAGGATCCTCAAGAAGCAACATTCTATGAATTAAAGTGGTCCTAAATATTTTTTAGCACCAGTCTATCCTGTTAAATAATATCATAAACAGGAGAAAACAATATGAGTTTTTTAAGACACGTAGGTAAGCACGGTGATCGTAAGGTAGCGGTGATCTTCCGTGAAGTGCCAGGTGAACCTCATATGTGTTTGGTTGCGTATACAGAAATTCTTAACCAACACATTCATGACCCACTCATCAAATGCATAGAGAGCGATATTGGCCAAAATAGTGAAAATTTGGCCGACGCACTAAACCGTACACATACAAAAGATGGTCATATCATACTTCAAAAGTTACATAGCGAAGGTATGTTAAAGAAAGTTAATACAGAGCAGATTGTTATGACCCCTGCTCCTAATGTCAAAATTAAGTTAAATGAACTTAATAAGATTCTTGATGAAATGAAGCAAGGTGAAGAAGCCACTCGCAAACTTGCTGAGATGGATGCAAGTTTAGGTATGCAAGATGCCGCACAAGTTGCAAGACGCATGCGTGGTGATAAATTACCTGAGCAGTTAAAAGAAAACAGAGCACCACAACGAGCACCTGTACAAACAGCAGGAGCAGTTGACGCATTGGGCGATTCACAATTAGCAAATAATTTGCGTCAACAAGCAGAGAGAATGAGCCGTGAAGCAAAGGGCTTAATGGCTGAAGCAGAGCGTTTATTGAAAGAAGCGGCTTCAATGGATCCGGTAAAACCAGCAAAGGAGAAAACTTCCGTAACCTTAGACACTAAAAAAGTAAAGTCAACTAGGGCCAAGAAAGTAAATGTCGCCTGAATTTATCGCAAAGTGGGAACACATTCTTGAAGATGTTGAGAAGCAGAAAATCCCTATACAGTTTATTAAAAAGTTAATAATCAAGTTGCAGGGAAAAAAGCAACAAACTATCAACATCTCAAGAATGCTGGAACAGGGTTTAGAACCCGATCAAATAGAAGAAGCAGTAAGTCGCAAGTTGTTTGAACTAGATGAACAAGTTGTAAGTGTAGAATTTGTTTTAAATGTTCAGAGTATTGCGGAAACCGTTCAACCAGAGACGGACCGCCTACTGAATAAACTATGAAACTTATATTAGCCTGTGATCCTAAGGGTGGGATCGGATATAAAAACAGATTGCCTTGGGATAAAATCCAAGGCGATTTGCCAAGATTTAAACGATTAACAGAAAATGGCATTGTAGTTATGGGTCGTAATACTTGGGAAAGTCTACCTAAGAAACCATTACCTAATAGGGTAAACGTTGTCATTAGCAAAACTATGCCACCAAATGATGACGCTATTGTGTTACCCAATATTGGAAGATTAAAAGATGCAGGTGGCGCTTGGATAATAGGTGGCGCAAGTTTAATAGAATCAGTTTGGGAACATATCAAAGAAATACATTTAACACTTGTGTTAGCCGAATACACTTGTGATACTTACATTGATATTGTAAAATTAAAGAAAGATTTTGTGCAGGTGACAGGCAGTGGTCACGGTGATCATTCATATGAGGTTTGGAAACGTAGATGAAACAGTATCATGATTTGTTAGAAGATATATTAAAGAACGGTGAGGTAAAAGATGATAGAACTGGCGTGGGCACTATTAGTGTGTTTGGTCGTCATCTTCGTTTTGACCTTAATACCGGTTTTCCAGCAATCACTACAAAGAAGTTGGCTTGGAAGGCTTGTGTGGGCGAGTTACTTTGGTTTATTGAAGGTAGTAACGATGAACGTAGACTGGCGGAAATCACGCATGGCACGAAAGAAGGCACGGTCACGATCTGGACGCCAAATGCGTTAGCACCTTATTGGAAACGAAAAGCAAAGTTTGAAGGTGATCTTGGTCGTGTCTACGGCGTACAATGGCGTCATTGGAACAAATACATAGAAGAAATGGATTATGGTCCTGCACATAAAGGTGGCAATCGTTTAGCAGTTGACCGAATAGAAGTAGACCAATTATTGAACTTAATCGAAGGAATTAAAAAAGACCCAAACGGACGCAGGCACATTCTTAGTGCATGGAACGTTGCGGAGATGGATCAAATGGCATTGCCACCGTGTCATGTTATGAGTCAATTTTATGTCAACAAAGATAAAAAACTATCTTGTCATATGTACCAGCGCAGTGTGGATGTGTTTCTTGGTTTACCTTTTAACATTGCTAGCTATGCGCTACTCACTCATTTGATTGCACAAGTATGTGACTTGCGTGTAGGTGAATTAATTATTAGCACAGGTGATACACATATCTATAATGATCATATTGAACAAGTCAAAGAACAATTAACTAGAGATATACTAGCGGCTCCTGCGCTAGTATTAAACCCTGAGATTAAAGATATCACTAAGTTTACCATGAAAGATATTAGTCTATTGAACTATACCTCTCATGGACAAATTAAAGCAAATATGGCTGTATGATCGAATATGATTTTGATGACAACATGCTAAACGCTAGTGCTAAACGTTGGTATGATGTGCGAGAACAATTGACAAAGACGTTTGGTCCTAACTTAGATTGTATCGAAATTGGCTCTTGGGAAGGTAGGTCTGCCGTATACATAGCAGATAGCATTATGGGAGATGGTAAATTAACGTTGATAGATTTAGGAGTCAAAATGAAAACGTTGTATAAAAATTTACAACAACACCCTAAAAATAAAAATTTTGAATTTTTATTTGGAGACTCATTTGATATATTATCTAAACTGACGGATAAAAAAGAAGCATATCATTTTATCTTTATTGACGGTAGCAAATACAGTTGCGATAATCTTTATACGCTATTAGTCGCAGAGAGATTATTAAAAAAGGGTGGATTCATTATTGTAGATGATTATCGTTGGAACAGAAATATTGAAAAGAATGAAAAGAATACTCCTAAATTAGGAGTCGATTTGTTTTTAAAAACGACATTACTTTGCGAGCCGTATGATTTAACAGGATATCAAGCAATTATCATGAAAACAAAAGATAATAAATCAATTAAGGTGAATAATACTATATGAGTGCTATAAACGTAATTGTACATAAATTTCGTATGGGTGACGTTGAGGACCCGCAATTATATGCTGCCGAACCATTGTATAAATGGGAAACGAGTGAAATGGGTCAGTGGGTAATGAAAAATTCTATAGATCAACCTACTTGGAATTTAATTCCTAATTTAGACATATATGGACACGAAGTGATTATAAGAGCAACATTAAGACCAGAAGATTATACGTATTGGAAATTAAAATATGAGTAAAATATTAGTAACAGGTGGATTAGGCCTAATAGGACACCATGTCGTTCAACTATTAGAAAACTTAGGACATGATGTAATTATCACAGACACGCAAACTAATTATGGAATCATTCCGCAAGATGAGATTGATTACTTAATGAAAGAACGTAGGAAGAAAATCAAAAAAGCATTGATTTACAAATTTGATATTTGTGACCAAAAAAATTTAGATTGGTTATTTGCCGCAAATAAGTTTGATATCGTCATACACATGGCAAGTTTCCCAAGACAGAAAGTTGTCAACGCTAATCCAATTATTGGTAGTCGTGTAATGAGTGAAGGATTACTTAACTTATGTGAACTAAGTAAAAAATACAATGTAAAGAAATTTGTTTACATAAGTAGTAGTATGGTATACGGGACATTCCCCGATGATGTGACTGAGGATTATAATTGTAAGCCTCAAGGTCAATATGGAATTTTAAAACTTGCAGGAGAACACCTTGTTAAAGATTACGCACGTAGAGGCAGTTTTAGTTATGTTGTTATTCGTCCTAGCGCAGTATACGGGCCTCTTGATGTGGAAGATAGAGTTATTGCAAAATTTATGCTCACTGCAATGCGAGGTGGAATGCTCAAGGTCAACGGAGCAGGAGAGACTCTTGACTTCACCTATGTTGAAGATGCCGCAAGAGGAATCGTCAATGCCTCACTTAGTACAAACACCGACAACAAAACCTACAATATAACAAAGAGCCATAGTAGAAGTTTATTGTACGCAGCCGAACTTGCTGTAAAAATTGTAGGTAAAGGTAGTATTGAAGTCAAAGATAGAGACTTAGATTTTCCTAGTCGCGGCGCATTAAACATTGAAGCAGCCAAACGTGACTTTGGTTATGATCCACAAGTTGATGTAGAAGAAGGTTTTCAAAGATATTATGAATGGCTCAGCAATAGCCCATTTTGGCTTAGCAAGACAGTACCGCAATCTTAAAGACGAATTATTAGAAGCAACTGACCAAGCATTACGTGAGGGCTGCCTTATGGCAGGCCCATACACCAGTAAATTTGAAACATGGCTGGCATTAAAGACCGGCGCAGAGTTTGCAGTAACGGTACATAGCGGTACACAGGCATTAGAAATCATAGCACTGTTTCTAAGATCACAGTGGTTTGTTACTGTACAATCAGAAATGAAACCTAGTGTTTATATTCCTAATGTAACTTATCCTGCCACATTAAATGCATTTATAAATGCTGATTGGGACGTTGAATTAGTTGATACTGATAAGAATGGATTAATCAACCAAGAACATTTAGACAGGTTGCAGATGTTTTCGTACATATGTATGGTGGGGCTATATGGTGCTAGAACACCTGATGCTACTTCTAATCATATTGTTGATGGTGCGCAACATTGGTTAATAGCAGATAAGAACTCTATGGGTATAGGTATGGCTATTAGTTTTGACCCTACTAAGAATCTACCTGCTAGTGGTAACGGTGGTGCTATTGTAACTAACGATAGAGAACTATACGAGTTTGCATATAACTATCGTAGCAACGGCAAACCCGATTGGCATCAAATGTCAGGAACTAATAGTAGGATGAGTGAATTAGATTGCGCACATTTATTAGTACGTTCACGACATATTGATAGTTGGCAATGGCGTAGGAAACAGATAAGATATTATTATCTGGAACAATTTAAGAATCTACCTATGCACTGTTTAAGTAGAGACTTCCAAGTACATGCGGATCAAAAGTTTGTGATTTATACAGACCGCAGAGATGATTTACACGAACACTTGAAGAAACATAATATAGAATCTAAGGTTCATTACACACATGCATTGAGTGAACTACCTATATCTAGGTACTTAAAAAGGCCGGACATGATGAGTACTAGCGTTATGTTGACTAGGGGCGTATTAAGTTTACCCATTTATCCAGAATTGACCGACGGTGAAGTTGAGTATATTTCCTCCGTAGTGCGAAAATTCTACGATAAATAAGTTTATGTGGATCTTTACAATTGCACCCGAATGGGTAATACATCTTATATTTTCCGTAGGATTACTAGGGGTAATCGCAGGGTTCGTACTGGGTTTCATACCCTTTATCAATAGATACCTACTACCCATTAAGATTATCAGTCTTATTATATTTGCTTTTGGCCTATATCTTGAGGGTGGATTAGCAGATAATAAAGAGTGGGAACTTAGAGTTAAAGAAGTTGAGGCTAAAGTAGCAAAGGCTGAAGCAGAATCCGCACGATTGAATACTGAATTACAGGCCGCATTAACCACTAAAGGAACTGTAATTAAAGAAAAGGGCGATACTATTGTGAAATATGTAGATAGGTATCGTGACCGTGAAGTGTTAAAAACTATAGACGGTCCAGAACGTGTACGAGTAGAAGAAGTAATCAAATACGTAGAAAGTTGCCCTGTACCTAAAGAACTTATTGACTTACACAATCAGGCAGCGGGTATGAATAAAGGGGAAAGAAAATGAAACTATTCCCAATAATATTCGTAGTTTTATTATCAGGGTGTAGTTTGTTCACTAAGACAGTACCTGTGACACAAAAGTTTCCCGATGCGGTGCCTGAACTGATGAAGAAATGCGAAGAATTGAAACGAGTTGAGGGTGACAAGGTTCTTATAACTGAACTGCTCAAGACCGTAGTAGAAAACTACACACTATATTATCAATGCTCAACTAAGGTAGAGGGTTGGCAAGAGTGGTATGAACAGCAAAAGAAGATACATAATGAAATTAAATGAGGTCAGTTATATGAAAACAATAATAGTAGCAGTTATTGCGTTGGGACTAACAGGCTGTGCAACTGCAAATAAAGAACAATTATACTATGATGCTAGCAAAGCAATTAGTAAAGACTTGACAGTAGCACAATCAGCATGTTGGGGTGCTATCGGTGAAATAGCAAAGGGTGCTAGTGATAGTGTTAAAATAAACGCTATTGCCCTCGCTGAAAAGTGCAAAAACGATCCAGTAAAAGTAACACCCCCTAAAAAGAATTGGTTTGGCTTCTGAGTCTTATACTGATAAATACAGTATAACTTTGGAATATTGATATGGCAACACAGCAAGTAATTAATATAGGTACGTTACCTAATGACGGCGAAGGTGATCCGTTACGTGTTGCCTTTGGCAAGATTAATAATAATTTTAGCAATCTTTTTGCTACATTTGTTAATACAAGCAATACATACAGCACTGGTAGTACACCGGGCCAAGTTATATTTGAAACTCCTGTAAGTGGATTTACCAACGGCGTTTTTATTGTCAGATCCAACGATCCGGGTACAGACGATACACAGAACGTAACACTTTCAGCACAAATTAATGCATCAGGTACCGATGTTAAATTTACAGGATATGCGACCACATTTACTGGCAACTCAATATGCAACTATGACATGGATGTTTTTGGATCTAATGTTCGTGTGTTAGTTAACCCACTTACTTCAGCATCACTATTTCATTTTATATCTTCACAGATAATGTATGTTGGTGATCCTATACCAGGACTAGACATTCAACTAGACGGTTATCCAACTGGTCAAGTTATGTCAACTGAGAATGATTATAACATTACAACAGAAGATTAATATGAGAGCAAAAGAGTTTATCACTGAAGCAACTGGATCGATACAACCGGCAGTTAAAAGAACATTGCCGGCGGCTTGGGTAGTTGATAAATTAAAAAATAATGATTTTTACGCACAATACAGGTTTGGGGTAAGCCTTGCAGGCGCCAAGGGCGCAGAACAACGAAAGAAAGATGCAGTCCCTGAGTTTGCTAAAGAAACACCATGGGGAGAGAACTTAGTCATTGTATCGTATGCAGGTAGAGAACCATTACAAGGTTACTTAGACGATGCATTGCATGAAATGGGTCTTGCATCAAGTGATGCTAAATTAGTAACTACACCTCATAGTGAAGAGCCTACAGGTACAGGTACTACAAGTACATTAAAGCCCTTTAAAGGATACAAGAAATGAGGGCTACTGAGTTTATAACTGAAAGAAAAATAGCACATCCTACAAAACGTCAACGTTTCGCTAGTAGAGGATTGCATAAATTTCGTGATCCGGGCGGCTACGATAGAACATACGAACTTAATCGTATTATGATGGCTACCGCTTGTGCAGATGGTACTACTCCATTAGAATTAGATGCTGAAACATGGAGCGGTAGATATAATACTGCGCATCCATATACAGACGTAGAGCATAAAATGCTTAAGCAGGCTTTCAAAGCAGTGGGTAGTGATACAAAGGATTTGAATCACGGCGATTTGAATAGTGATGAGTTGCCCGATACTAATACACAAAGCCCTGTAAAGCCATTTAAAGGGTACAAGAAAAAATAAATTTGTTGGTTTCAGAGAATAAGTATTGTCATAACAGTACAGGATTCTCATGCAAAATTTAATAGACATTAACACAACCCTTGATCTAGTAAAACTAAAGTTTTATAATGAATGGCTTTACACAGCACATATCTATGACGAGGGCGACAGCCCATTTCATAAGCAATTAACCTCTGAAGTCGTAACGTCATACATTGACCCATTAAATCTTCCAAAAAATTCTAAGATATTAGATTTAGGTTGCGGTCCGGGTTATTTCTTAGATGAAATGAAAACAAGAGGATATACCGATTTAACCGGTGTAACACTAAGTCCGGGCGATGTTAAGTTGTGCGAAGATAAAGGTCATACTATCAAGCGTTATGATTTAAGTTTTATTCCACAAAAAGATGGTTACTACGATGAAAGTGTTGACTTCATCTTTTTACGCCACGCACTAGAACATAGTCCATATCCTATCTTTAGTTTAATGGAATACAACCGTATTCTTAAACAAGGTGGCAGAATCTATATTGAAGTACCTGCCCCCGACTGTGATAGAATGCATGAGTTTAATTTGAATCACTATAGTATTTTAGGACAGAATCAATTGGCTGCATTGTTGACTCGGACAGGATTTAACATTGAGAAGTTTAATAATTTAGAATTTGATTTAAGTGTACCTGATAAGGACGGTAATCCTAAAAATGTTAGAGAGAAGTATTACTGCATAATGGCAGTAAAGCAGAGACCTCTTGATATTAAATGACAGAATTTAAGAATCTGTTTGTAATCTATCCCCCCGCATGCGGGGGTAACCATATAGCAAATTTATTAAGTTTGCATCCAATATTCAATCCTAAATATGTTTGTGAAGGTGATTATGAAGAGTTTATATATTTGAATTATATAAACATTCATGCCCAACGCAATCATCATTCATATAATTCATTAAATGTGCATTTTGATATAAATCAGAAACATATAAACGATTATCCTAGTGATGACGTTTGGTTAGATAAAATGTTGTCCAGTGACAAAAAGAATGTGTTTACTGGGCACCATACAAATTTTCATAATCTATTCAGCAATAATCTACTAGACAAATTTGCACCTTATTTTGGTATTGTATTGTCTGAACCTAAAATCGATTCTATACCCTTTGTACGGAATCAAAACAGTAATTTCAACGAAAGTAGTCCTTATAAGGACTATAATGTACCTAGTAGATTCCCGCCCTCGTCTACTACTGATTTTAAAGCAGTAGACTTTATCACAGAAGATAATGGGTTCCTCTTCAAGTCTGAAGAGTTGTTTACTATTGACGGTTTTAAGTTACTAAACCAAAAACTATCAGAAAATTTGAGTTTTAGTTTAGACACAAAGCACGAAATACTACATAAGTTTTGGTATGAACTTGTCACAGTAAAAGCATAAATACTCTAAATTGAGAGTATAATATGGCATATCCAGAACCAGCAAACGTAAGTCCTTGGTACTTACGTAATATTACCCAAGCACTTGAACTTGACAGCACTACTGGTCAGGTTCATATTCGTTCAAGTATTGTAGGTGGTAATGTTACTATTGCGGGTAACGTTATTGTTAGTAATGTTACTGTAGATGCTTTGGGTAATGTTGATTTATCCGGCAATACAATGCCCGTCAGTGGCAATATCAATATTGACGCAGGAAATATCACAGTATTACAAGGCACTGATCCTTGGATGGTTGAGGGTAATGTCAATGCAAACGTGACAGGTAATGTCAATATTGATAATAGCGTTGAAGTTACACAAGGTACTGATCCTTGGATGGTTGAGGGTAATGTTGCTATTACTGGTACAGCAAGTGTAGCATTTGCTCCAGAAGCAACTGATGCTTTTGGTCGTCTACGTGTAAGTAATCCATACACATTATATGATACTCAAGCAAGATATTACGACCACAATCAATTCTCATCAAATGTTGCCGGAACAGCAAATGTAGTTTACAATGCTAACTCAAGTACATTTGAATTAAATGTAGGTTCTAGTGTTAATGATAGTGTTCAGAGAGAAACAACAAAAACGTTCCCATATCAACCTGGCAAGAGTTTACTAATTCTTAGCACATTCTGTATGAATACACCTAAGGCTAATTTAAGACAGCGTGTTGGTTATTTCGGTGCTAATAATGGTATATATTTTGAAGTAGATGGTACTACATTTAACATGGTTATTCGTAGTAGTAGTTCAGGTAGTATTGTAGAAGATAGAATACCGCAAAGCAGTTGGAACGGTGATCCTCTTAATGGCGCCGGACCTAGTGGCATCACGTTAAATCCTGCATTGGATCAGATTTGGTTTT